CGACAGTAAGAGCACAAAGCCGAGCGCGGTGAATCCGGCCGTCCCCACGCGACAAGCCCCCAGTTAAAGCCTGCCCGCGGCTCAAGTTTGAAAGTCATAGCTTGCGGACCTACTACGGATGGATCGACTTTAACATGGCCGACCGCACCATCACCATCCTCACGCCGGCGACGGACAACGATCTGATGACGCTGGACGAGGCGAAACAGTTGATGGGCCTGTCGCTGACTGACACGAGCGATGACGCGCAACTGCAGCTCTTCATCGACATCAATTCGGCGACGGTCGCTCGATTGTGCAACAGGATTTTCGCGCGTGAGGAAGTGAAAGAGGAGTGGCGCGAGCTGGACTGCCAGTTGTCGTGGCCGGGATACTTCTATCCCGACTATGCGCCATATTATTCAGGCGTCGCGGGCCGCAGCGACGCGCATCGGATTTTTCTCTCGCACTGGCCGGTCGAAGCGGCCGACATCGAAAGTGTCGAGTCGCCGCAAGGCACGTTGCTCGATCCGTCGGCTTATGAGATCGAAACTTTATCCGGCAAGTTGGAATGTCTGATCGGTTCGTTCGTCGAGCCGGTCGTCGTCACCTACTGGGGTGGCTACAATCTGCCGGAGGATGCGCCGCTGCCGCTCAAACAGGCGTGCGCGCTGCTCAACATTCAGTCAAAACTGCTCGCGTCGCTAGGGATGCTCGCCGGCATTCGTCTGATGGCGCACAAAGAAGCGCGAGTGGCTTTTCATGATCCTCTCAAAATTCTCGAGGCCGCTATGGGCGGCAAGGGGTCGCCGACTCAGATGGCCGTGATGAACATCCTGTCGCATTACATCCGGTACGAAGTCTGATGGGCGTTGACTACTCGACTGCGATCTATCTGCCGAACTTCGATTTTTTCTCGCGAGCGGTGACGATCACGCCAATCGCGTCGCAGCCCAATGCTGCGCCCTATACGGCGCGAGGAATATTCAACACGGACGAGATTGACGTCCCGGCCGAAGACGGTTCGATCCTCACCGATCAACGCACCTATATCGATATTCGTGAATTCGAATTTGCGGTGCTGCCGCAGCAGGGCGATCACGTCAACATTCCCGCCGATCGCGGCGCGATGGTTGCGTTGGGTGACTTTGAGATCATCAACGCATGGACCAACGGCGGCGGCGAGACCACGTTGATACTCAGAAAGTTGGATACGCGGCCGTAAGATGCCCTTCACCTTCGAGATCGCCAACGCCGACGCGATCGCCAAGACGGTCGGCAAGATGATCGGCAACATCACTTATTTCGGCGGCGTCGAGATGCCGAAGGAAATGTCCGATTGGCAGGTGCAGGACATGCATCGCAAACGGCCGGGCACGACGCGCAAGCGCTGGCGGCGCGGCGCGACTTCGGCTCAGACCATCATCAGGCCGCACTCCCGCTACGAGACGGCACGTTCGCAGGCCTATCAAAAGCGGCTGTTGAGACGACTGCGCCGCACGCGTCGGCGCGTCATCACCAATTATATTCAGTTGCGCCGTTCGACCCGACCGATCCTGCGCGAGAGCCTGTTCGATCAATTCTGCACGCGAATGCAACAGGCCATGCAAGAGACCATCGTTTGGAAATAGGAGCTTCAAAAATGAGCATAGGCGCAGATCGCGTCCGACTGAATTTCAATCCGAGCAGCGATACCGCGGTTGATCAAATCAAAAGCCAAACCGCGGCGCTGATCGACTTGTGCGAGGAGCTGAAAGGCAAAGACGTGCGGCTCGCCGCGCTGGCGCAGACCGCCTATGAAGAAGCTGCCATGTGGGCAGTCAAGGCGGCGACGACACCGTGAACGCGATTGTTCGATTGCCACCGGGCATCACCGAGACTCAGAGCTACACCTGGGTCCTGCGCGAGCAATTCATTGCAACGCTCGCGCCTTTTTTCAGTGGCTTCACGATCCTTCGCAACAATCAGGTCACGATCCAACGCGGGCAATTGCCGGTGCTCGGCGTCTACATCCTGCCGGAGAAGATGACGCCGGATGGCGACGCGAATGCTAGCTATATTCGCTTCACGCACAATTTTCAGATCGGCTTCTCGATCATCATCGCCAATAATGATCCCGACATCGCCGAGCAGAAGCTCGACGCCGCGTGGTGGTCGTTGATGAATGGACTCTGGCGCGATCAATCGCTGATGCGCATGTTCAACAGTGGTAATCCGGACGACACACGTATCGAGGGCGTCGTGGCCGGCATACGGCGCTTCGTCTACGGCACGATCGGTAAAAATAATGAAACACCCGTGGCAGAGCTGCAGTACGAGGTCAACTGCACTTACCGGACAGAGTGGGCGCCGGTCATCACCGACACGCTCGACAAGATCGTGGTGACGGTCATCCCGAGCGGTTTCGATGCCGCCAAAACTCAGACGGTCCTGGTCGAATACGATTTCGCCGCGACCGGCTGATCATCTCCTCTCGATTCAAACAGCAATGGAGAAAGCCATGGCCGATATTCGACCGCGCGCGCCCATGCCTGCGGCGCCGGCGCCTGATCCTCGCGCAACACGCAACGCCTGGAAACAGGCGCGCCTCGAGGCAATCCGCAAATCGATGGAGGTCCCGCGCGTGCGCGTGACGCCGGCGAGCGAGGAAATTCGCCGCGTGCTCAGACATCCATACGGGATGCCCTTCCGCGAAACTGGCTCGGTGGAATGGCCGCTCGACAAGTTCACGCAGAAACGGATCAACGACGGCTCGATCACCGCCGAGGCCGTGAGTGTCGAAAAGCCCGCGCACGCCGACAAGCCCGCGCACGTCGCCGCGCATCAGGAGGCATAAATGCCCGTGTCTTTTTCCGCGATCCCGTCGGATATCAAGATCCCGCTCTATTGGGTCGAGGTCGACCCGTCGATGGCGGGCCTGCCTGTGCTCGGACTGCCGGCGCTGCTCGTCGGCACGATGATCAAGACTGAAGGCGACGCATTGGCGGACGTACCGATCGCCGTTGGATCACAGGCACAGGCCGACGCGCATTTCGGCCAGGGCAGCGAATTGTCGCGAATGTTCAAAGCGTACTTCGCCAACAACTTCGCAAATCAGGTTTACGGACTGCCTGTCGCCGAGCCGACAGCCGGGGTCGCGGCGACGGGCACTATCACGGTGACGACGCCGCCGACGGAAGCCGGCGTGATCAGCCTCTACATCGGCGGCCAGCTCGTTGCAGTGCCGGTCGCACCATCTGACACGATCGCCAATATCGCGGCAGCAATCGCGAGCGCGATCAATGCCGAGGACGATCTGCCGGTCACAGCCACGGCAACGACCGGCACTGTGACGCTCACCTGCCGATGGAAGGGTGCCAGCGGCAACGATATATCCGTGATGCTCAATTACTATGGAGCCATCGGAGGCGAACGCCTGCCGTTGGGACTCGTAATGACGCTGCCGACAGGCGGCATGTTGAGCGCCGGCACGACCGTGCCGACCTTCACCAACGCGATCAGCAATCTCGGTGAACAGGTTTTCGAGTATGTCGCGCTGCCCTACACCGATTCTGCGTCGTTGATGGCGTGGGAAAACGAATACGGCTTCTCCGACACCGGGCGCTGGGGCTGGATGCGTCAGTTGTACGGGCATATCTTCAGTGCCAAGCGCGACACCTACGCAAATCTCATCACCTGGGGCAACACGCGCAACTCCGGCGTGACGTCGGTGATGGCGATCGAGCTGCAGAGCCCGACGCCGGTCTATGAATGGGCCGCGGCCTACGCTGCGAAAGCGCAGCGCGCGCTCGTCAACGATCCCGCGCGACCGTTGCAGACGCTGTCGCTGAACAAGATCAAGCTTGCGCCGCTCAGTCTGCAGAACTCGCGTTTCGACGCGGTCGAGTGGCAGGGTCTCGCCAGCAACGGACTCGCGACGCAGAAACCGGGCTCAGACAATCAGCCGATGATCGCGCGCGAAACCACGACCTACCAGCTCAACCTCTACGGCAACCCCGACACCGCATATGAACTCGTGACCACGCTGGCGACGCTGGCGCGACTGATCCGAAACCAGCGGCAGGCGATCACCAATAAGTTTCCACGATGCAAACTCGCCAACGATGGAACACGCTTCGGGCCAGGTCAGGCGATCGTGACACCAAAAATCATCAAGGGGGAATTGATCGCGGAGTATGAGGTCGATTCCTATAACGGCCTTGTCGAGAACACTCAGGCCTTCGTCAACAATCTGCTGGTCGAGCGGGATAGCATCGATCCTAATCGAGTGAACGTGCTCTACCCGCCTGATCTGATTAATCAACTGCGCGTCTTCGCAGTGCTGGCGCAGTTCCGGCTGCAGTACAACGCGATCATCGATCCGACGCTCGGCGCTAATATTGGCCAAAGCGGCGTGATCGTCCCGGGCATCACCGCCTGATCGCGGCGAACCGGTTAAGCGCGTCTAAAAAACGCTAATCCCAAAAATCGGAGAAAGAACATGGCACAGCGGATAGCTGGCATCGCCAATCTTACGATTGACGGTCAGCACATGGCAGTCAGAGGTAACTTCACGGTTTCGCCGAGTATCGTCGAACGCACGATGCTCGCCGGCCAGGACGGTATCCACGGTTACCAGGAACTCCCGCGTATTCCATACATTGAGGCCGACATCTCGACGTTGCCGGATTTCAATGTCGCCGATCTTGCCAACCAGGTGGACGCAACCTTGGTCGCGCAGCTCGCTAACGGGCGCAACTATCAGCTCACTAACGCGACATGCAAGGACGCGGTCGAGATCAATACGCGTGACGGCCAATTCCGCGTGCGCTGGGAAGGTCTAGCATGTCGCGAGTTTACGTGAGGTGAAACATGAACGAAGCAATTCGCGAGGGCTTCGTCGACGCCGGTTCGGCACCATCGACACGCAGGCCGAAGTCGGTGTCGTCTTCACCTCCGCGCGAAGAAGCGCCCCCTCCGCCCCCGCGCGAAGAACCGCCGGCGCCGTCCGAGACATGGCCGGTGACCGTGAAGCTGCGGCGGCCGATCGTTGGTAACAAGGGCGAACAGATATCGGAATTGACGTTCCGCGAGCCGACCGGACGCGACATCAACAACTGCGGCAATCCGGTGCGCATCGACAGCGCTGGCGAAATCCAGGTCGACGAGAAGAAGATGACGGCGATGATGGGGCAGCTTTCCGGCGTGCTGGCGCCGCTTCTCAATGCCATGCATCCGGTGGACTGGAATTCCTGCTATTACCGGCTGCGCCCTTTTTTTCTCCCCGATCCGACGTCCTGGTAGGTGAGGACGAGAACCTCGTCCTCGATTGCTACCGACTGGCGCACTACTACAACACCAATCCTGAAATTTTTCTCGCGATGCCACTGAGCCAAATGCATGTGCATTTGCGTCATACCATTCGACTTGCCGAATTAGAACGCGAAGAGAACAAGCACGATGGCTGATCAGCAGCAAGAGCTGGAGTTAATCGTCAAGCTGGTCGACCAGGCGACGCCAGGCCTGCGCACGCTGCGCAATGAACTGCAACAGACAGGCAACATAGGCGCCGACAGACTAAAAGCCAGCGTTGGTGACGTTGAGAAGAACGCCCTAAAGCTCGGCGAACACACCAAGGGGATCACGAAGGAAATCAATGCGGCGGTAAGAGAACTCGGCCGTTTCGGCGCGACCGTTACGGGCCTGCCGCTTGGCGAGTTCACCAAGGTCATCGGCGGCGCGAGTCTCGGCATCGCCGGCCTGGGGATCGCCATCGCGGGGCTGCCGGTGATCTTCAGGGAGATGAGTGAGACGCTGGATCAGTTCGCCGAGCGCATGACCGGTCTCAAGACCAGCGCCGAGTCTCTCGGTCTCATGCCCGTCGTGTTCCAGAATCTCAGCGACCAGGTCCACCAGTTCGGTTTCGAGACTAAGGAGTCGGAGCGATTGGTCGCCAGCTTCATTCGCACCATGGAGCGCGCGACGCGACCAGGGACTACTGAGCTGGCTCGCCTCGGCCAGGTCACGCGCGATCCCGGTAAATGGCTCGCCGAGGCCGAGCGCATTCAGCAGATGATCAATCGTGGCCAGGCGGGAGCGGCGATAACTCGCGGCGTGGCAGACCTGGCGAGAGAGGAGGAGCGCCTCAGGTCCCAGGTTCAGCTCCCGGCAGGCCGGGCCGCGGAGTACGTCGACCAGATCGCCGCCGCCCTCGGCCTCGGGCCGGACTGGCGCCGGCTGAAAGACAGGACCATCACCGACGTGATCAACAAGGAGCGAGAGGAGCAGTTGAAGAAGCAGATCGAGGCTGCGGAGCAGCATGAACAGATAATGGCTAAATACGACGCGACGATGCGCGATCTGACGGATCGTATTAATACCTATCTGATCCCGGGATTCGACAAACTTGTAATGGTCCTTGACGAAATTGCCAAATATTTCGGTGCAGGAAAGAATGAGCCCGAGGCGCCACCGGAAAGACCGCCAACGGTGCAAGAACTCAATCGCATGAGAGATAGACAGATACAGCAGCGTAAGCAGGGTGGTGTGCATGGTGAATGGGACCCTGACTTGGAAAAGCATTTGCAAGAAGAACGGCAACGCCGCAATCGTCCGCAGGGTCTCCTCGGCCTCGATTGGTCCTTGCAGTCAGAGAACATCGAAGATCGTCGCGGCGAACACTTCGATGCGCTGGTTGCCAACACCGAAGAGCTGAAGCGCCTCAACGATCATTTGTCGGGCGTTGCCGGCCCGATTGGTGGCTATGGCTTCCTCAGCGGCGGCGGTGCCGGTGGCGGCATCGCTCGTCTCGGTCTCGGCGGCGCGGGCGGCATTACTCTGCCGGGCGTCGGCGGTATCGACGCTTCGGGCACGGGCCCAGGTAGCCTTGGCGGCATTGCACAGCGGCTCGGTCTCAGTCTCCCTGGCGATGGCGGCGGCGGAGCGCTTGGCGGCGGAGGCGGCGATGGTGGTGCGGCGCAGACGGCGCTGCAAGGCAAGCTTGAGTCCATGATCAAGGGCTCGCCGCTGAAGGGGGTTGTCCCAAGCG